TCACAGGTGCATCACCCGATCCTTGATCTCAGCGGTGCGCCCCTGATTCCAGAACTGCGTTCCGAGGTATCCGCAAGTGCGGCGGCAGACATTCAGCGTTCGCTGATCGCGGTTGCCGCAATTCGGGCATTCCCATATCAGCTTGCCGTCCTCTTCCACGATTCCGATCTCGCCGTCATACCCGCAGATCTGACAGTAGTCGGACTTGGTGTTCAGCTCGGCATACAGGATCGTTTCGTAGATATGCCGCATCAGCGCCAGCACCGCAGGGATGTTGTTCTGCAAATTCGGCACTTCAACATACGAAATCGCACCGCCCGGAGAAAGCTCCTGAAATTCCGCCTCGAAGGTCAGCTTGCTGAAGGCATCTATCGGCTCAGTAACGTGTACATGATAGCTGTTGGTGATATAGCTCTTGTCGGTCACATGAGGGATGATGCCGTGTCTGCGCTGCAAGCACTGTGCAAATTTGTAGGTGACCGATTCCATCGGCGTTCCGTACAGCGAGAACGAGATATTACTCTCAGCTCTCCATTTGCTGCACTTATCGTTCAGGAATCGCATCACCGAGATAGCGAAGACTTTTCCGTCCGGCTCTGTATGTGAACAGCCTGTCATGCGGTAGGTCATTTCTGCGATGCCTGCATAACCGAGAGAAATGGTGCTGTAGTTGTTGTAAAGCAGGTCATCAATGACCTCGCCGTCCTTCAGTCTTGCCAGCGCGCCGTACTGCCAAAGGATCGGCGCAACATCGGACGGCGTTCCTTTCAGGCGGTCGTGCCTGCACATCAGAGCCTTGCGGCACAGTTCACAGCGTTCATCGAGAAGCTGCCAGAACTTGTCCGCATCTCCGTCAGCGGAACACGCAACATCCACAAGGTTGATCGTAACGACACCCTGATTGAATCTGCCGTAATACTTATGGTCGACAGAAGGTGTCAGGAATGATCGGCAGCCCATACAGGCATACACATCGCCCTTCAGACACTTCATAACCTTTGCGGAAATATAGTCGGGAACCATGCGTTTTGCGGTACATTTTGCCGCAAGCTGTGTCAGATACCAGTAGCGGCTGTCCTCAGTGATATTGTCTTCATCGAGAACATAAATCAGCTTCGGAAATGCCGGCGTGATCCAGACACCTTTTTCGTTCTTGACGCCCTCAATGCGCTGAAGCAGCGTTTCCTCGATGATGAGTGCGAGGTCATCTCTGGTCTGTCCCTCCGGTACCTCGTCCAGATACATGAACACCGTTACGAACGGTGTCTGCCCGTTGGTGGTGAGCAGTGTATTGATTTGGTACTGAATGGTCTGCACACCGCGCTTGACTTCCCGGCGTACTCGCTTTTCAACGATGTGGTTGATTTCATCTTCAGACAGCTTTGCACCGCAGTCACAGTTCACATCCTCGAACACCTCGGCTCTGATCTTCTGTCTGCTGACATCCACGAAAGGCGCAAGGTGTGCAAGACTGATCGTCTGACCGCCGTACTGATTCGATGCGACCTGCGCAATGATCTGTGTTGCGATATTGCAGGCGGTCGAAAAGCTGTGCGGCTTTTCGATCATTGTACCGGATACCACCGTACCATTCTGCAGCATATCTGCCAAATTCACCAGACAGCAGTTGTGCATCGGCTCTGCAATGTAGTCCAGATCATGCACATGGATGATACCCTCATCATGTGCAGCGATCACATCTGCCGGGAACAGGAAACGGCGGCAGATGTCTCTGCTGACTTCGCCCGCCATATAGTCTCGGAGCGTACTGTTGATGATCGGGTTCTTGTTGGCATTCTCCTGTTTTGCTTCCTCATTGTTGCGTTCGAGCAGGCTCAGGATTTTGCCATCTGTGGTGTTCATCCTGCGCTGCTGTTCGTGCAGTAGTCTGTATTCGCTGTAGTGCCGTGCAAGTTTGTACGCTTCGGCCTTGTCCAGTTCATCAAGTACCATGTCCTGGACTTCTTCGACATGGACAGGTCTTGCAAGGGCTTCACACCGCTGCTCGACACGCCCGGTTATAAATCCAATAACTGTATCCGTGATCTGTGCATCGGATTCCATCTCATCATTCGCCGCCGTGATCGCGGCTCGTATCTTTTCACAGTCATACGGCACTTCTGCGCCGTTCCGCTTAATAATTCTCATGCTGTATCCATCAGCTCCTTTTCGGACTCTGCCAGAAGTGCGGCGCAGTCCTTCCCATGATACCGCCTGCACTGGCGGTTCAGAATATCAAATACACATTCCCTTTCGGATTCCGTGAGGTCAATTGTGTACATATCCTCGTTGTCATCGGAATCCGAATTGACGACCACAAAGCTGATGCTGCTGTCGAGCTGACACTGCTGATGGTCGCCGGGGAGCTTGCTGATGCCGACATAGAAGTCGTACCAGCCATCGCAGTCTACGTCGTCCGTTCTGCCGTCTCGCGGATGCATCGGAAGGTAGCCTTTCTCCATGCGGATTCTGTCTGCGACCTCCACAAGAGCATCCGTTGCCGAAAGCTGAAACTCTACAGTCGGAAAGCGGCAGGGGTAGGTGTCGTAAATCTGATCGCTGCCATACATGACCTCCGCACCGCTGTCAAGCTGTATCGCATCGGTGATGAATTTTTCAGTCAGCGTCATGCCTTGCCCTCCTGCTTTCCGAGGTACTCAATGTAGCGGTTGATATACCAGATCGCTTTGCGGAGATCCTCGGCGGTCTTGCTTTTATCTTTCCGCCCTGCGCGGCAAATGTATTTTATTGCGTTCGCCAGATGGAACGGGAAGTTCCACGATTCCAGAAAGTCGATAACCTCGATGCCGCCGGCAGTGTAGTGTGCCGGATGATTCACCGGATCGTTCTGCACCACAGACTGATTATTGTTTTCTGTCATGACGCTTTCTCCGCTCTTCCTGAATCGGACACCAGCCATCGTAGAAACAATGCTTGCAGTCCGTGTAATGGCATTTGCCGTCATGATTTAGAATACTGTGAATCCAGACCGCCTGAAAAACGATCATAAATAACATCAGAATCCAGTTCAGAATCGCTAAGACCATGTTCACACCTCCGTATCTTTTCTCATGATGCAGTATCTCGTGCGGCAGCTACCGGAACAGAAACGTCTACGTCTGCCACGCCGCAGCTGTTTCAGCTTTATGCCGCAGAAAGCGCAGCGGTTATTCTCCCGGCACCAGACATCGTGGTTCAGGCTGACAAGTCCGGCATCCCCGGCAAGCCCATGTGCCTTACAGTAGAGCTGCACCTGATGCTCGTCCAGATTCAGTGTCTTGCCGATGACGTGATACCCGATGCCCTGCATCCGCATACTGAGAATCTGCTGCTTTTGCGTATCGGTCATAATCTCATACCCTCAAAATGGCTTAACTACGCACCTTATCGGTATCCACACGGGCTGCGCCCAGTGAAAAACGGGAAACGCAGAAAAGTGTAAAAAAGCTATTTTTTATGCCGCTTTTTGCGTGAAAAATCGCCGTTTTTCACTGTTTTCATTAACGAAATAGCGCAGTACCGTTTTGAAAGGAGAAGATGTAGTCTGTTCTTTGAAAACCGCATAGAATCAAGATTTTCCGTTGCCGCCGTTCCATACGGCGGGCTTTATTTTTGCACCTGTCAGGGTCCCAGACGGGCGGGGGGCCTTCAAATTCGCGTTTTTTAACACGGCAGGGGCCGACGGTCTTGTGTTGCTCAGATTTTTGAGATTTCGACCGGCCCCCGGAGGGCTGCCCCAGCCCCCAGTCCCACCCTGCTTTCATCGGGCGAAGTGCTGTCAGCGGCCGACAGGCTCGTTGGTATCGAGGTGGATGTGCGTATGCGACGGGACGTAGAAGTCGAACACACCGTCATTGTTGTGGCTGAACCATGCAGCACCCTGTTCATTGATGACTAACCCGTGCTTGGGGTGGTCTGTCGAGACAAGCTCCAGCGGCACGATGCCGAGCAGACCGGAGTCCACAGCGTAGCGGTTGCCCTTGTTGTCAGCAAAGGGACAGTCGTTGCGGCCGGTGTAAGCAACACCGATCTGAAACCGTGCGTTCATGCGGACAATGCCAGTAGGACAGCCATGTTCGTTGCCGAGTGCCATGCACGGCTCGAAGGGGTCTAACACGTTGGTGATATCACCGATGTAGAAACCCTTACTGCTCTTGATAAAGCCTCGGCTGTTGCGGGCAGTCATATGTTTGGTCTGGATGCTGTTGTTCATAATGCACAATCCTTTCACTCAAAATTTTACATCGAATACCACTCCCAGTAGGTAGAGATTACCGGCGGAAGATGGTATAATAAAAACACGCTCGGAAGATCAGTACCGGTATTCCGGTGTGTGATCCTCGTTGCGTGTTTTCATGCTGTGGTGTCGGTGGCAGAGGCTTTGCCAATTGCCCTGATCCCAGAACAACGTGTTATCGCCTCGGTGCGGTTTGATGTGGTCTACATCTGTCGCCTTGACATAACGCCCTTCTTTCAGACACTCCACGCATAGGGGATGTGTTTCAAGATAGCGTTTACGGGCTTTGTTCCATGCCGTGCCATAGCCGCGGCTTCCTGCGGAGCGTGTATCCTCCGGATGAAGTGGTCTGTGCTTATCGCAGTATTTTGTGCCGTATGGTACAAGCTCCGCACAGCCGGGATGTCGGCATGGGGTATTCGGTCTGCTTGGCATTGTCTCTGCCTCCTTTCCACAGTGATTTTGTTTCCATTGTGATAGAAGCGGTCAGCTCCGTGGTGTGCTTTGCGACCGGTGCTAAACAGCGCCTCTCATATATTGTCGTGGGAGAGGCAAAAATATAACTATGCGTTTGAAGATTTTTCAAAATTTTTTTGAAGTCTTTTTATCGCTCCCACGGAAGCCCCGATTTTCCGAAGTGACCATAAGCAGAAACTGCGTTATAGTCCACATCGAGCAAATGCAGTCCCTCGATGATACTTCTCGGCGTAAGGTCATAGTTCTCGTGGACATATTGGCTGATGAATTCCTTGTCCTGATGCTCCGTGCCGAAGGTCTCTACATACACGGATACCGGCTCTGCCACGCCGATGGCATATGCGATCTGCACCTCTGCCTTGTCCGCGTATCCGGCGCTGACGATATCCCTTGCGATCTTGCGGGCAGCATAGGCACCGCTGCGGTCAACCTTAGACGGATCTTTGCCGGACATCGCACCACCGCCGATATGCCCGATGCCGCCATAGGTGTCACAGGCGAGTTTTCTGCCGGTAACGCCGCAGTCCGCAAAAGAACTGCCGAGGACAAATCTGCCGGTCGGATTCACGAGCTTAACAAAGTCGGTATTCAGCCCGTACTCTGTAGCTGTGCGGATCATGATGCACTCGATGATCTCACGGAAATCCTCGACCTCTACATCACGGAGATGCTGTACCGAGCAGAGGAAGGTTGTGATCTTGCCGCTGTCATAGTCATAGCTTACCTGCGCCTTGGCATCGGCTTTCAGCATACGGCAGGGATACGCTTTCAGCAGCTCCAGAAATCTGGTTGCAAGCACGAAGGGGATCGGCAGAAGCTCCGGTGTCTCGTTAGTTGCAAACCCGTAGGTCATCCCCTGATCTCCCGCACCGCCGTTATTTACACCGAGAGCGATATCACTGCTCTGGTGATCGACCAGAACGGCAATGTCCAGATCATCGGCTGTGAAATCCAGCTTGTAGTCAAGACCGGCATCGGCGTTCTCTGCGCCGCCGTTATTGATGCGGTCAAACACGCTCTGCACCAGCGCCTTGTAGTCGGGCTCATGGGTGCTTGTCAGTTCACCGGCGATCACCAAGCAGCGGTTCTTGAAAAGGCACTCGATGGCGACACGGGAATTGCGGTCATGCTGCAGACAGTCGGTCACGATTGCATCTGCGATCTGGTCACAGATCTTGTCGGGATGTCCTGCGGATACCTGTTCACTTGTAATGATTCTCATATTCTTGTTCCTCCTGATTGTTTTGATTATTGTTTTCAAGCACGCACAAAAGCGTGCCAAATACCTCTGTGCTGTACAGCACGATCACCTGCTGCAGCGAATATTCGGGATGTTTGTCCAGAATCTTATTGAGCTACACAGACACAGTCTCACCGTACTGACGGTTGATAGGACCGTGAATAATGACAGTTTTCTGCATACTGATTCCTCCTCTTACCATGACACCTGTTGCCCATGCCACGCATTGTAGATTTCCACAAAGTTGGCAAGTGCAACAAAATGTCTTTGTTTTTCAAGCTATATCGGTGTTTTATGCTCTTTGTAGACTTCGTAGATTTCTAATATATAACTTTTTCTATATCTTTCTTTATTGTAATATTTATATATTACATATCTACATAATCTACATATAAAGATAATAAAGAAAAAGATATAAGAACAATAAGAACATAAAAACATGAAAACTTACAGCCTTATGCGCCAGCTTTGGTATGCGCCGTTTCCGGGATGTCCGGCATCAATCATCGTCACCGACCGGGACGAGATCAGCCTCCGGCTCTTCACCAACTACCCACGCAACGTCATTGACAAGGATAGCCGCATTCGTATTGCCCGTCGTATCCGCTTTCCACGGTCTGCGCTTGACAATCGTATACTCCATGCCCAGACGACTGTAAAAATTCTGAGAGCCCTCGTACTTGTACCCGTTGTCACGGCACCAGTCCTTGTAGCGGCTGTATACATTTGCTGCCTTGATCTCTGCGCCCTTTTCTTTTTTCAGACACTGACGCATGAATTGTGCAATACGGTCAGACTCCACACGATATTCCTCGGTTGCTGTCTTCACCTCATCCGGCTCGTCAAGCCCCTCTGCCTTATACAGCTTGTAGCCCTCGATGCACCAGTTCAGGATGCCGGACAGATTATCCGGCTGCATCAGCGTTGTTTTCAGAGTCTTGTCCTGCTCATGATCCTCAAAATGACGGGTAAACGGGATGATTTTCAGTCTGCCGGATTCAAACAGGGTACGGTCAGTGACATTCGGCAGGTGGTTCGTGTCGATGAAGATCTTTGCCTGCATATGGAACTCAAAATAGCCCTCATACAGAAAACGTGCTGTAATAGAGCCATTACCTGTGAGCTGCTTGGTGAGACTCGCATTGATCGTCAGTTTCTGCTCCATCTCGGAAATACCGACAAATCTCGCACCTGCAAGGCGGGCGACATCATCCGAGGAGCCGTTGGACTGTCCGCGGAAATAGTTTGTGGCAAGCATATCCGGCTTTGCAGAGCGACCGTATTCTCCCATGACACGCAGAATCGTTTCGATGGTTGTGGTCTTGCCATTTCTGGTTGTGGGGCCGAACATGATGAACAAGCATTCCAGTGAGGTATCACCGGACAGGGAGTAGCCGATGGCTTTCTGAAGATAGCGTGCGACATTTTTTCTGCCGACCATAACCTCATCCACAAACTGAATCCAGCGCGGGCAGACAGCATTCGGATCATAGTCGATGTGGCTGATCTTTGTAATAAAATCCTTGGGATCGTGCTCATGGAACTCCATTGTGCGCAGATCCAGTGTACCGTTTTCCAGATTCAGCAGATAGACATTGGCATCAAACGCCGACATTCTGATCGGATGCACAGACTTTGCGTCCTCCACCATTGTCTTGCGGTTTTTTCGCATCTGGAGCTTCTGCACACGCTTGATATATCTGTTTCGGGTGTCCTCGTCTTTGATCTGCAATGCGAAAGTATATAGCAGATCAGCGAGGTACTTGGCAAGCTCGGCTACAGCAAGGGCGTTCTCATCCGGCTGCCAAACCTTGCCGTCATAGACATACCAGACATTACGGTCACCGTTGAACCGGGCAATGGGCTTGAAATAATCAGCAAAGGCGTTGCCGATGCCGATCTCGTCACGCTGGTAGCGCGGGTTCGTATGCGGCTGCATCTCATCCAGTGTGAGCGTAATGCGGGATATATCGGGGCGGAAACTTGCGTGCTCTTCCACGCTGTCATCGTCATCCAGTGCTTCAAAGTCATCCTCGGCAGAGGAATCCGCGATAGGCGTATAAATCTCTGAATTTGTGGACACAGCATTGCGGATGGTGATCTGCCCATAGGTGCTGTCACCAGTCATACGATCCCATTTGTCTCGCATCAGTCCGGAGGTTCTGAAGATACGGTCGATCTGCTCCTCGACATTGCCGCACCAGAATGCGAGAATGGATACCAGCGCCATATCCGCATCGGACTGTGAGTCATAGCCTTCCTCCCAGTTACCGGCATAGAGCGCCTTGAACTTGTCGCCGGACTCCGATGCGGATGCGTGTGAGATAACACCCTCATCATCGAGATAGGACGCAGGTTCCACAGTTTTAGAAGACACACGGGTGCTGCGCTTCATGAAGGTGTCAAGCAGTGTGCGCAGAGCATCGTCATTTCTGGTGACCGCACCGTTTCGGAACATATCCCCTGTGACAGTCACAAAGCGGTTAGTCGTTCCCGGCAGATAGACTTCAAGACCGTGCTTTCTGTTGTTGATATAGTAGACAGTCTTATCGTAGGCGAAGTCAGGGGAGAGCTTGAAAAAGCCGCGCAGTCCGCTGCCGGAGGGAGATTTTTCAAAATACACATCGGGGAAGATACCGAGGATGGACGCAGCGACATCATTGAGACTGCCGTCATCACGGATACAGTGGTCGATGTCGATTGCGCCGATGCCCTCGGAAACACGATAGCCGATACCGTCCCATCCGCCGATAGCATAGGACTTCATGGCTGTATTGAAGTCAGCAAAGGTACTCGGATCGTTGGTTTTCGCCATTGCACCTGTGCGCGGGTTATACGGCACTTTGGTAGGTCTGCCGGATCTTTTTTCCATCTTCCAGACGCAGAAGGATGCTGTCTGCTTCAGCACATCCGGGATATTGACAAAATTTACAGGCATTCAGGCACACTCCTTTCCAATGCAAACTGTGACAGGACGGCGGTCTCGATGCGGTTCATTGCCTCATCATCAGAGATATGCCCTGCGTAGGTGCGGAGCGCATACTTGCTGATGGTGGTGAGCTGCTCCGCCAGCACCATAGATGGTGCGAGAAGCTGACTGCCGCCGGTGACACTGAACGGATCAAGCTGTGTATGGCAGGGCAGCTCCGGCTTCTTCAGATGCTTGGTCATCGGGATCACATTGACGGTGTCAGCGTGGGCGTTGCCGATGTTGTTGGAGATAATCACAACGGGGCGTGTGCCGGACTGCACACTGGAATTGGGATGCGTGCCGAGGTTGGCAAACCAGATGTCTCCACGCTGCGGCGTGCGGTCAGGGAGGATATATCCCGTGCGCTGCACAGGTGCTGAGATATACTTTCTCGGATCAAAGCCGAGACCTCTGTGGTATTCGGTCTTCATGCGGTTGTTCTTTCGAGCCATAGATTTTCACCTCCGTGGGTAGTAGAAACGGACTTATAACGGCGTTACCGTTTTGCAGCATTTAACGTAACTTTTATGGCGTTACCTTTTTGTCGTCAAATTGTCGTCTTTTCGGGGAGCGTTACAGACGAGCCTTGACTGCTGCGATCAGCTTTTCCTGTGTCACATCCTTATTGGCGAGTGCAGACAGTACATCCTCATCGACAGTATCCTTGCAGACGATATGATGAATGGTGACCGTGTGCTGCTGTCCCTGCCGCCACAGTCTGGCATTGGTCTGCTGATACAGCTCCAAACTCCAAGTGAGTCCAAACCAGATCATGATGTGACCGCCGGACTGAATGTTGAGTCCATGTCCTGCCGATGCAGGGTGTATGAGTGCAACCGGGATATCCCCGCTGTTCCAATCCGTGATGTCATCGGAATCCTTGATGTCACGAGGACTGTAGCCACAGGAATTGAGATACTCCACAATGCGCGTCTTATCATGCTTGAACCAGTATCCGATCAGCACAGGCTGTCCGTTGGCGGATTCTATCAGATCTTCGAGCATTTCCAGCTTCCGCTGATGAATGACACGGGCTTCCTTGTTTTCATCGTAGACTGCGCCGTTTGCCATCTGAAGGAGCTTATTGGAAAGAGATGCGGCGTTGGCAGCATCAATGTCGCCATCCTCCAATGGAATGATGAGGTCATGCTTGAGCTGATCGTACAGCTTGCGCTCGGCGGCATTCATCTCCACCTCATGATTGACATACACGCATTCCGGCATATCCAGATAGTCAAGCGCCTTCATAGAGATCGTGATGTCAGAAATCTTGTTATAGATCTGCTCCTCTGCGCCGGGACGAGGTGTGTAGCTGAAAACAACACCGGTAGACGGATTCATGGACGCGGGCTTGAAGTAAGACTCCCGAAAACGACCTATGAATCGTCCGAGCCGTTCGCCTCCGTCAAGGATACCAATCTCCGCCCATAAGTCCATAAGACCGTTGGAGGTCGGCGTGCCTGTCAGCCCTACCCAGCGTTTTACGAATGGGCGCACCTTCCGCAGCCATTTGAAACGCTGAGACTGGTAGTTTTTGAAACTGGACAACTCATCAATGACGATCATATCAAAATTCCAGCGTAGACCGTTCTTCTCATAATACTCCACGAGCCATTTGACATTCTCTCTGTTCACGATGTATATGAAAGCATTGTGATTGACAGCGGCGGTGCGCTCCTTCGCAGAACCGACAATGACGGAAATTTCAAGCTCCGCAAGGTGATCCCACTTCTTCACCTCAGACGGCCATGTGTCACGGGCGACACGGAGAGGGGCGATGACGAGAACTTTGGAAACAGCCAATTCGTCAAACATGAGATCACGGAGTGCCGTCAGTGTGACAGCCGTCTTGCCGAGTCCCATGTCGAGGAATAGGGCGGAAATGATGTGTGTCTTGATATATTCGATACAATAACTCTGGTAATCGTGCGGCACGAACTTCATAGGGCATCACCTCCGTCCTCTATCTCATAAAATTCCATCAGATTTTCCGGATTGATGGGTTCAAGCGTTTCTCCAAAGTCCTCCATATCCGATGGCAGTGTTGCCATTTCCAGATCGGGTATCTTCGCACCGATGCCATCCGGGAACTGCTCACCGGGAGTCCATGATAGTGCGGCAGCTATAAAAGGCTTTATCTGCGGCATTCTGTCAATGCAGAGAACCGGAAAGCCGAGCTTCATAAGCTGATACCGACGTTTCCTCTGAAGAGGACGCATCATTTTCCCCGGCGCTTTCAGTTCTACGAAGATCGTCTTTGCCGTAGGGAACAGAACGAGTCTGTCCGGCAGTCCGTTGGCTGTCTGCGATGTCAGCTTATATGCTACACCACCAGCTTTACGCACCGCCTTTACAAACTCGTTCTCGACAACATATTCCCTCATACACCGCCGCCCTTCCAATACTCGCACCATCCCGAAGGGAACGGCGTATGATGACAATTGTAGCGGTAGCAGCAGTTCTCGCAGCACTGATCGTCTACATACAGCTCCTGATCACTGTGGTCATAGTCCTCATACCCGCCGCGGGTGCGGTTCTCATAATCCGAAGTGGTATACGAACGGTGTCGGCGTCTGGTCTTATACCCACGTCTGTCTTTCCAAGTTCTGCTCATGCATTGATTTCCTCCCACTGATTTCTTGTCATTGTAGCGACCTGCCAGCCGATGCCCTCTAACGCAGTTGCACGGTCGTAGGACTCTACATCCTGCGAAGCGCGTGTGATGGCATTGCTCAGACCATAGAGGGAGAGATCACCGCCCTGAATCAGATAATTGAGGATGCTGTCCTGCTCCGGCTGATTGAGGTCATACGCCTTACCGGTAAGCTCGATCACATCCTGCACACGTCCTGTGATCTTTGCACCTGCGCTCTCTTCGAGCTTGCCAACGATCTGGCGAAAGCGGGCTTCTTCGATAGCAGCGAGGGTAGCATCGCGGAGCTTGAGCATAAAGACGCGGTCATCCGCTTCCTTTGTTTCGTCAGAGTAGATCTCATACCCGTCATCGGTCGCTCTCGATGCTCTGCCGACATGAGTGCGGCGCTCGCCGTAAGAGGGGCAAATCATGCCATTTGTACAAGCGAGGGTGTATACAAGCGGCTGAACCGATACAGCACCGAGCCCGACCTCGGAATTGCTGATGACAACACCTGCCTGCACGATATCACCTACACACGCCATTTCGAGCCTTGTGTTCAGAATCTTGAGATACAACTTACTTTCCGTCACTTCACTCGAAATCACCTGAATATCGGGATTTCCCGCAAACAGCGGCAGCACCGCCGATGCGATCTCCAGATTATCAATACGGCGGTAACGATCAGAAAGCAATGCGCGGGCTACCTGTCCAGCGCCGTTGCCGTAGTCAAGTGTACGCACCATATAGCTGCTGCCATTGTCGGAGAACCATGCATTCACGTTGTCTGCCAGAAGATCCGGCTTCTGCTTCTGCATCATGTCATAATACTTCGCCGGAATGCCGAGTGTAGATGCCACCTGACGGTGAAAAAGCTGTGTTGTGCCGAAAGCATGGTCAGTTCCGATATGGAATGTGCTGCCGTCATCATCGAGGCTGAACGCCTCCGCTGCACCGATATAGTCCTGCTTGGCGGCATTCTGTCGCTGAAGCTCCGTCAGCACCTCCGGTAATGATCTGCCTTGTTTCATAGAAAATTCCTCCTCAGTCTTTGAAATAATAATTCCCCTCATATCCAGCACTTGACAGCGGCAGACCGTCCGCCCATGCAGGATTCTGATTCATGATCTCACATACGCCGTCCACGGTCATGCTGTCCCTCGGTACTTCCAAGATGACCTCATCGTGTACATGACCGACAATGTCAAGCCCTGCGCATTCCATACGCCACATGGCTTCGGCAAGCAGATCCCGCGCCGTTGCCTGCGTGATGTTCTCCGTCAGCTTTCCGCTGTAGGTCTCCATACGAATCCACTTGTTGCTGGAACCGAGTCCCTCGTAGGTGACCGCCATGCGACCGAAGCGATTCGGTTGGAGCTTCGGCTTGATATATGCCAGTCGCCGTCCCGATGGAAGAACGATCCACAGCGTATTGGCAGAAAACTGAAATCCGATCCTGCCGACGGTGCGGTCTGTGTGGTCCTTGATGGTATCGACCGCCGCATTCTCCACTGCGTACCAGAATTTCACGATCTCCGGATTGGCTTCACGCCAAGAGGAGATAATGTCAGGAAGCTCATCCTCTTTGAGTCCCATATCCAATGCGCCCATAGAAATCAGCGCCCCTGCCGCGCCGCCGTATCCGCAGGCAAGCTCCGCAACCTTACCCTTCTGCCGCAGCTCCCCGTTGATGCCGTGTTTCACCACAGGCACACCAAACATCTGCGATGCGGATGCGCAGTAAATGTCCTCGCCGCGCTGAAATGCATCCAAACGCCATTGTTCTCCGGCGAGCCATGCAAGCACACGAGCTTCAATAGCACTGAAATCCGCTACGATGAACTCACAGCCGGGTTTCGGAATGAGCATGGTGCGTATGAGCTGCGACAGGATATCCGGTGTGTTGCCGTACATGGCAGCAATAATATCAAAGCATCCGAGCTTTACAAGATCTCTCGCTTCATCGAGCGTTGCAATGTGGTTCTGAGGGAGATTCTGTAACTGTATCCCTCTGCCTGCCCACCGCTGCGTGCGGTTTGCGCCGGAGAACTGAAATAGTCCGTGCGCTCTGCCATCCTCGCAGATGTATCTCTCTGCCGCCTGATACTTCTTCACAGAGGATTTCGCCATCTGCAATCTCAGCTTCATCATGTCGATTGCCTCGGTGTCGATACTGTGCTTGTCCAGATCGGCGATCAGTGCAGACACATCTTTTTTACCGAGGCTGTCAACGGATATCCCACGCTCATCGAGCCAGCCTTTGAGCTGCGAGACAGAATTGGGATTTTCAAGTCCGGTCAGCTCATAGGCTCTTTTCGTCATAGCCTCGGACAGTGCCATATCGCAGATGATTGCTTGCTGCACAAGCTCCTTGTCGATCATGACGCCACGGTCATTGATGCGCTGATCCATGTAGTAGTAGTTCCATTCCTGCGGCATCAGTGGAAACTTCTCCAAACGATAGCGAATGTCACGCTCCGTCCGGACATCCTGAATACAGTAGCTTTTGAACAGCTTCCAGTCCTCCGGCGCGTGTTCCGGCAGATTTCTCGTTCTGCCGCCGTTGCTTTTGGTAGGCTTACACGGAATCGAGAAGTATCTGATAAGCCGTTCACCGACATCATTCTTCTGCTCTCCCGTCTTAAGTGCCAATGCTGCATATTTCAGCTTCAGCGGCAGGGACAGCGATGCCGCCCAGACCATCGAGCATTGCCAGTCATCGGGGGATAGCTGTGTATCAAAGTATTTCGACAAGCAGATACGCTCGAACTGTGCATTCCATGCCGCCTTGATGATCGACTTATCATAGATTGCATCCACCACCTCCTGCGGAAGCTGCTCCCCACAGGCAAGGTCCACACACTGCACCTCATCATCATCGAAAGCATACGCAAACAGCAGAATATGAAAGTCGCCCTCAACATATCTGTATACACCGCAGTTGACAAGGTCAACATCGCTGTAGGTTTCAATATCGATCTGCAGCCGTTTTCTGCTCATAGCTCTCTGCCTCCTCTCATTTTTATGTACAGGGAGGACGCGCCTCCCTTATTGCATCAGTTCAGGAAATCCATATCCTCATCGATCTCGCCAAGCTCCTCGTCCTCGCCCTCGATGGACTCAAAGTCGGAGGATGCGGACGGTCTGCCTGCGAGACGCTCGCCGTGGCGCACGAGCTGGATGTTCTGGAGTCCTGCTGCAACACCGCGGTTTCCGGATGCCGCAAAACCGTAGAAGTTCACGCTGACATTGCAGTAGTCACCGCTGCCGCACTCCATCGGATCGAGAATCGGCTGCACATGACGGTCAACGATCTGCGGTGCATCCTTGCTGGTCGCATTGAAAAACATATGCCCTGCATAGTTCTCATCGTCTGGGCGGTCAATGTCGCCATCGTGCATCGGCAGCTTCAGATTTGCGGGGATCTTGCCGCCCCACTTCTTGGACTTTGCCGCCTCCTTTGCAGCCTCGATCGCCTTCTTGATCTTGGCGAGGGTTGCCTTGTCATCCTTGGGGATGAGCAGAGAGACGGAATACTTCTCATCGCCGCCATTAATGGAACGAGCCTCCCAGATGTTGGCGAAGCTGATGCGGCAGGGTACGACCACTTTGGTCGCGGGTGCTGTGTTATTTGTTGCCATTGAAATACCTCCATTTATGCCCTGTGTATTTTATCATTCCTCATCAGGCAGGGCTGTGAATTCCTGATCAGGTGTTACTGTGAGATCGACAGGCTCTCTCGGATTGCTTTCCGGCACCAGCGCCAGCTTTCCGGGCGGCTTGGCGACATACTCTCCGAGCAGTTCATTGAACTTCTTTTTTCCCATCATCTTCTCAAATTCTGTCAAGCTGATGAGAGACTGCTTATACAGATCTGTATAGCCGTTCTGAACAGCGGTATCGACCACTGCTTTGGTGTCAGTGAACACACGCTTGCTGCGCCCTTCGACCACCTTATATCCGGGGATCGGCACGCCGTGGTTGATCGCCTCACTGCTAACAAACGCAAAGACAGCATCGATCCAAGAGGAGATCCTGTTCAGCGTCGGCAGTATTTCAGCCAGCTCCGCAATTGGTATCAATCCGGGCTGCTTGAAAACGGCAGTCTGTGTATCCGCTTCGTAGGGAGCTGTCATATCGCTCTCCTCTGCGGTGCCGTCAAATGCACCGGCATCGAGATCAAGGAAGTCCTCCCGGCAGAGCGCCAGTGCTTCATCGGCGCACGCCTTACACACAGGCTTTGCGCGGCAGAAACGGCACCAGTCGCCGGGATGCTGTTCTCCCTTGCCCTCAAAGGCAAGCAGAGCCGTTGGTCGGATGCTCTCGCCCCAGTCCTCCAGCTCCTGCCTGCTGCACTCGAAGGTGCTGATATTATCAAGACGGGGCTGGATGATGGTCATGCGGACGGTCTCAACATCATACAAAAAGCCATAGGCGGCTAAACCTCCGAGCGCATATAACATCATCTGGCTGTTGTGGTCTGCATCCACGAACACGCCTGCGCCCGTCTTGAAATCACATACATGAATCAGTCCTTTGCCTTTTTCGTCTTTTCCGATGATGAGCATATCGGCGGTGCCGAAGCCGGAAGGGGCAATGTGGCTGTAGTCCACACGCTCCTCCACGAACACCAGCGGCTCACAGCCGGTCTCTTTCATCTTTTCGATGATAGAAATGACAAATTCGGCGTACACATCGGTGATCTGCTCGATCTCCTCCGTGTCATATTCCTCGGACTGTGGGCGTTTCACCCGTTCATGCAGATACTTACGTACCTTATACTCGCATACCTCGTGGGCAAACGTACCCTCGGCGGCATAGACTGAACTCTCATTCGGAAATCCCTCCTGCAATCGGACTGACGGCGGACAGTGAAGCCACTGTTTGGAACTGGATGCGCTCAGAAGCGCGTGAACATCCGGCATAGCGCCACCTCCGATCAGAGCTGCGACACATCCGTGAGGAACGCTTCATACTTGTCCGCAGGAATATCACTGACCTTCGCTGCGCCATAGGACTTCAGCAGCGCCAGCACCTTTTCCTTGTTGGCGCGATTTTGTTTGATCTTCTGCGTGACAACACGGATGAGGTCATCGGCGGTCAGTGCGGTCTGCTCCTGCTTCTTTTTCGGCGCTGCCTTCTTCTTTGGAGGATCAGGCTCCGGTGCAGTTGCAGGGGTGTTGTCCGCAGCCTGCTCCGGCTCAGTATCCCACGGCACCTCGTCAGCACCGAGGATCTCCTCGTAGTCGTCCAGATTGCCCGGTGCAGCCTTTGCCAGCGCCTGAACCGCCTTCGCCATATCCGGCTCCATTGCGCTGAGGATCTCGCCAATACCGGCGAACATGAGGTTGATTCCGTTTACGATACGCTGTGTCTGCACCGGCAGCTTCTCCGGCGCGGTGTTCTTATCAGTCGCCGTCATAGAGCAGTCCCTCCTCGTCATCGTCATAGTCGCCGTCCGGCTCATCGGTGCAGCCATCGCAGTCCTCGCAGATATCGCGCTGCTTGCGCTTGCGGAAGGGGTGGTTGATTTCGAAGAAGATGCCGTCATCATCGACCTTCAGACGCATCATGCCGGTGTCCAGCTCCATGTTCGGGATGATCGCTGCGGACATCGCCATGAACTTGAAGATGTCGCTGATGGTGAGCGCGATGTCTGCCGCGCTCTTGTCCATTTCCGCCTCGATCTTCGTCAGCGTGTCCTCCGGCTTGCGATCAGCCTTGCCTGCGGTCTGCTGTGCCTTGCGGCTCTCGGTGTTGTAGCCGCCGTTGTAGCGGTTTTTCGGTGTTCTGTTCGGATTCATAGGCTTTTTCCTTTCTTTGCGGTCATAGACCAATGTATAAAGCGGAACGGCCACGGAATACACCGCAGCCGTTATCTTTTTGGAGGTCTTTTCAAGAGCCTCTCATATATTGTCGTGGGAGCCGGGAAAATATAACTATCGCTCCTAATTTTTTCAGAAAAATTTTCTTGCCTTTTCCAATGCGGCATCCAAGTGATGCTTCACGCCTACCTGAGAGATACCAAAGGCCGCAGCAATCTGTTCCTGAGTCATTCCATCTCTATAGTACATAATAAAGATCTGGCGCTGCTTGTCCGTCATTGCCGCAAGCATCTCTTCTCTGGTCTCACGGCGCTCAACGGCATCCTGCGGATTCTCGCCCATGTGACCATCATACCAGTTGAATGTTCTGCGGAATGGATCAGCGATGATCTCCTCCATCGCTCCGTCTTTGTCTCCATTGTCCTTGCTTGCCAAATCTACAGTATCCTTGCGGCTGCCAGTGCGGTTCATGCTGTTTGCCTCGATGCGGTGGTCACCGATCAGTGTCACTGCAAGGATCCACGGCTGTGTGGAGAGAAATCCGTCAGGCAGTTCGTATGTCTCCCGGAGCGTATCCTTCTCCGAGTCGCGGAGCTTATTGAAGTAATAGGTGAAGCTCGTGCAATACGGGAGCCAGACAACTGTGCGCCCAGTGCAGTTTTGGTAGATCGCAAAGCCGTTGCTGAAGAGTACACAGTCATTCGTGTCTGCAATCGGTGCGCCGAGCGTCTCGAACAGTTCTCTCGGTGTCGGTACGGGCGGCTTCTCACCGAGGTTCAGCATGGCGAGCAGTTCACCGAGGGTGGTCTTATCCGTGATGACAGGGAGAGTGGCAGCAGTGGTTGCGGCTACAGCGTTCTGTGTATTCTGAGCGTTAACATTCATGTTTTCCATAATCGTTCCTTTCTGCAAGGAACGCATCGGCGGAAGATGCTCACGGCGCGGGCCACGCTATTACCCACAAAATTGGGCACGCAGGCAGCAGATGTACACACGGACACATCCATTAGACCTGATTTGGTATATACAGATCACAGGTTATCTTGGTTGTTATCCGTTATGAGCATCTGTCCGCCAGTGCGCGCCCTGACTAACAAATGTGAATTTTTACTTGAAGTTTATTCGATTACGCCGTCTGCAGTATCAGCGTAGCAGTTATCCGTCGTGTCGCCGTTGCCTGTGTACTTACGGAACCCAGCGGCAGTGAACACAAGCACCGGAATGCCGCACTTCTGTGCTTCCTTGATCTCCGCAGACATTCCGCTGCTGATGCGGGGAGAAATGACCCAGAGCTGAGAGCAGCATCTGAGCAGCTCCAGTCCCATGTCCATCCCAATCTTTCTCTCGGAAGCCATTTCATCGCTGAGAAACTGCGGGAAGTAGATATGAGGTGCGACCGGGATGAAGCCGCGGTATGCCGCAAGCGTGCAGGCATCGCAGGCAAGCCGGATGTTGTTGTTCAGCTCATCGGCTCGGTCTGCTTCCACAGGAGAGATCGGACGGAGGGGTGAGCAGATATATACGAGTTTCATGTTGATTCCTGCCTTTCTTATTGGTGTGCATCGGCGCCGCGGCATAAAAATAGCCGGATGCATACGAAGGGAGAACATACAGCTATATCCTTTGCTTGTGGGTATGGTTTGACCCTATTACTACAAGATATAGTTCTGTATGAACTTCCATCTGCCGTATGCATCCGGCAAATGTGTATTTAGAATTTTAGGGAGGGCTGTGTGCTTGGACACAGCTCCGTTCCCTTGACTTTGAAAAAATCATAGATTAGGAATACTGCCCTGACAGTTTGGTATACCACTATGCAGATTGATAAGACTGAATTCAAACTTTTGTTGTTAAACCATACATTTTAGCACTTGAAATATTGAAGGACTCGTGCTATAATTAGAATGAGAGGATTTCAAATACTTTCTACTTCTATTAAGGAGTCGAATCAGTCGAATGTCAATGGGGTTTTCACTCGAATTACTCGAATTTCGGGAAAGGCAAAGAT